ATGGCAACTCCTCCAGCATTTGCAGCAGTTATTGCCTGATCTATTTGATCCACTGCATGATTTTGCATTGGTCCCCATTTTTCTAACGAACTTTCATCACCCACTTTCGGTTTTAAAATATTGTGATCGGTTGATTGAACATATCCTGTATTTGAAAATTCTGATCCATATGTTCCTCCACCAGATGAGTAGTAGTACAAGGTGTCTGTAGTTGACCCAGAAGTTACTATGGTGGTCTTTGCTCCTGCCTGTCCAGCCGTACCCGTCTTTGTTACTCCAGTGGTATATTCTGATGCTCCAGAGTTATTTGATGTTGCAGAGAATTGCAAAATATGTCCAGCATTCGATGAGTCTGACTGGTCAAATATATATGTATCTCCATCACGGAAAGTCAACTTCGTTGTCGGGCCGGATGCATCAATTAAGAACTTTGCTGATGCTACTGTAACTGCGTATGTTATCGTTGCCATATTACGAGAATGTAGGATGTTTTGCTAAGATTATGTAATTAATTACCAGGTACGGATGCATCGTATTATGAGCCGTATTTGAGCCTGTTTCACCAGTTTCTGTTATGTTGGTTAATCCTGCATCAGTTGCAGTCAACCCAGTCCCTACAGAAGATGTATTAAATGTATGTGAGTGTCCAGAGTCAGTAATTCCTGTTGTTTTTGAGCCTGAGTTTGGAGTAGGTTGTGCATTTCCTATATGTGTACCAGTTGAGGCATAATCACCTCCACCTGACCACGATGTAACGGCTGTTTGCAGGGAGTGAACGTGTCCGGGATCAGAAATTGCTGCATTGGCAGTTGCAGTTGTCCCTGAATGGGCATGGTTCACATCTGTAATATCATGAGTGTGTGTGATATTTGCAATAGAGTGTTTATGCTGATCAAGTTCACCTTCAGTCAGTGCATGGGTTTCCTCACCACCACTTGCTGCTATTGCCCTTGTTGATCGACCTGAGATAGTTGCAGTATTATATCCTATTGGTGACCTTGCACGAAAATCTGGAACATTAAATGTATTGCCATCAACATTCCCATATGCTGTTCCCAGGAGAGCAAACAATCCTGCATAAGTTACTCTTGAAAGTGACTGCCCATTACAGAGAAGCCATGTCCCTCCATTCGTAGTTGCAGTTGGTGCAGTAGCCAATGGATACATCTGGATCGTACCTAATGGCATTGCAACGGCAACTAATTCATCCAGTTTTGTTACAGTTGTATTTAATGTACCGCCCCATGTATTCCGATACCCCCCAGGAGTAGGAATTTCAAGTGCAAAGTTAGTCGTTGTTGCCATATTAGTCTACCGTTTGTGTTGTCCAGGTGGCATCATCTACCAGTTGTGAATCCCATGCAATGAAGCCCGATATTTGTGTAGTAACTGTTGATCTTGGTGTTGCCAAATTTGGATGCCATTCCATTAAGATTCTTGATGCAATAACTGTTGATGTTGGTCTTATGTCTAAGTGACCCATCCTCTGAATACCAGCAGCAACATCTACATTAACTACTGCTTGCGGATCAAGGGTACACTTATCAAAAATCAGGTAACCTGCCACATCCATGTTTGAGGTTGTTGTAACCTCATCAACTGTGGCCTGAGATATTAGTTCATGGCCAAAATTTGCTTGACCAAAGTTTCTTGAACCAAAATACAGCATAGGATCAGTCTAACTGTATTTTTAGGTTGGTAGCATCAATTTTAAAAATGTCTCCAGTATTGACAACCTTTGGGTTTGCTGTGGTAAAGTCAGTCTTGGTTAAGACCTCAAATGCCACCAAATTCCCAGATGTAAGAGCATCATAAATTCCTGCCCATTGCACTGTTCCCCAGTCCGTTGTGGCGGCAGGAAATGTCAGTGCGGCTGTATTGCTTGCTTGTGCCGTACCACCAGTTTGTATAGTCCATGCCACTGATTGCCTTGCGTATGCACCTCCAGAAACTTCTGTTCCAGCAGCACTATCTGACGGAACTGCGGTCAACAGTCCCACATACCAGGTGCCAGGCACAGTATACGCAGTGCCACCAAAGAGGTGAGCAATGACTTTATCTTCTAAGTAATTCGTGAATCCTGCCATAATTATTCCTAAAATGGAGTGAATGTTATTGAAGGCGTTTGCCCACTGAACTTGGCCTTTTCATCTGAAGCCGTAATCTGTTCTTTTATCTGATTATATTTCCCTGCCCATATCCCGATTCTTTCATCAGCTTGAAGGTATGGCGCAGACTGCATCAGCGATCCATACAAATAAGCATCCGGGTGAGTATCAAGAAGCCAGTTAGTTGCATTATCTACAAGTGCAGGAATCTTCTGGTAATACACAATCTCAAGTGTATATTCAGCATCGGGTACTGGTGCAAACTCAATATTATTCTGCGTTATTGAATAATAAACGGGTTTACCTGTTGCATCTGCTGCCCGATATAAGTCAAGGTTTTGCAGATTGCGATACTCAAGAGGAGTAACAGGTGAAGTAACCAATTCGATATTCCTCATACCCAGAAAGTCTACAGGCAACTTGACATACTGCTCTGAGATTGGCGCACGGGTCCTGACACTCATCTCCCTTACCCTCAATGACCTGTTCAAATCTGCTTCAGTCAGGGTGATAAAGTCTGGTATAACACTGGTCAAATCTGAACGGTTCAAAAAGTCTGCAACCGATGCCTGTAAATCAGTGTAATTTGCTAATGCCATAATTCTCCGTAATACAAACTTCTTACATCCTTTGAAAGTTCATGGTCAATAACACAGGGTATTTTCTTCTTTTTGCACTGTTTCCAGAATGGGATAAAGTCTTCATAAAATCCTGGTGTGTCATTAATCTGTTTGTTCTCAAAAAATGGAAGTTCAAGTACATCAAAAATCGGTGTGTTGAAAAGAACCATTCCTATTGAAACTCCATCTACTTCCTCTGTCTCAGGATAAACAGGGTCTGGCTTTACTGTTGCACCTCCCCGGTACGCTGAATACTCTCCAGATACAATGTTACGCAGATAATTAACTCCTACCGTTGCACGACCTCTGGACAACATTCTGTGTATCGAGTCTTCAGGGAAGGTAAATTCTGGCGTTATCATCAGAATATGTGTTGCTTCCCAATCTATTGCTGTTCCTATCAACCTGTGGCGAACCTCTGGTATTACCCTGCCACCATGAGCAAATACCTGTATTTTATGCTCTCCTTCGTATTCACTTGCCTGGAAATGCTGAACCATGTTCGAGAGGCAAGTACCAAACTCAAAAGGCCATGACCCACAAAACGATGGTACTGTTACTGCAACCCTTAAAGTTTCCCCGGCCAGGTTCTGAACGGTTTGTTTGCGTGGTCGTTTGCCCACTTTTTCCAATCTTTCGGTCCCCATCTCTCCCTAAAACTCTGGTCCAACACAAATTTCGGAATTATTGCAGAATGGCGCAATTCCTTACTTGGTTGAAGGGAAGACATATCGTGAGCAACTTTAATCAGCGGCTCTACATCTTCCCTTGTTTCGATTGTGAACGATTTATCGTGCTGGTCATACGAAAAATACTGTGTACTGTTCGCAGACCAGTCGATTAGTCTTTGCCTACTTGACATTAGGTTGTGGTCAAATCTGCAACAACTCCCGATGAAGCATCGTTAGCTGCCACAAGGCTGTACTCAACCAGCAAGGCACGTTTAATTGCATCGCCAGTTTTTGCCACTTCCTCTTGTTTAAAATCACGCAGGTAAGCTACTTTCCAAAACTCAGGATCAATAACGTATCCTGTGCGCTCCCGGCAGAATCTATTAGGGATTACCTTCAAATCTCCAAAGTCAGAAGCATACAAATCTGCTGCTGCTTGAATCTTCTTTTCACCTATCATCTGCCTTGCGGATGCACGACCTGTAAATGCAGAGATTTTTCCCTTATTCACAGGACCCACCATAAGAACGGATGGTTCGCCACCGTTTGTGTAGCATGACTGAATTACCACTTTTAAAAGTGCTTCAGTAATTGCACGTTTAGTGGCTGCATCAGTTGGTGCTGCTCCATAGGAAGCCGGATCGGCTCCTGCTGGTGACCCAGCGCCTCTTGAGGAGTTAGTCTTGATCCATGTTTCAAAACCGCCAAGTGTTCTTGCGGTTGAAGCATTACCTGCAGCTTTTGCTACCTTGCCTGTAAGTGCAGTTTCCATGTCTTTTTTAAGACTTTTACTGGATTTTGCGAGCTGGTATGCCATTTCTGAATCACGACCTGCATTGTCAACCGCTTGCTGTGTTCCAGCAACGATAACAGTTTTAGTTGAGATTTGAGTATAGTTACCATGCCTTACAGTTGGTGTCACTGCGGTGAATGCATACTCGTCACCCTCGATCTTTGCATTTGCTGCGGCTGCATCGAGTGAATCCGTCTGCCATTCATGCAGAGTATTCTTAGCCTTTGTTCGACCAATCATCGACATGAACGGAGTGTCCGATGGCGATATATTGTAGATCGTATTGGCTAAATCTTCCCTTGTACCTATACTTTGATAGGATTGGAAAGTGTTTGCTACTATAGCCATAATTACCTTTCTATGAACGAATTATATTGTAAAATACATTAGCCGCATCTTCGACCCGGCCTGATTTTCTAAGTCTTTCCGCTGCCTTTCCTGCCTTGACTCTTCCTGGATCACCAGATTTTGACCCTGCTCTCATTGATTGCCTCTGGACAGGTTTCAACTTACCTTTTTTCTGCTGTAACTGATCCCAGAGTGCCGCT